TGGGGGGAGTGGGGGGGGGGGGGGGGGGGGGATATTTTAAAAAAAAAAAAAAAATATGGACCAGTAGTCCCTAGGGGACCGACCCACGTCACACGCGGCTTGTCGCCGGGCCAACCACCTACTTTATCTTTCGGCCTCCCCGGACCAATGCCAGTCACAGTGTGACCGTGGATATATATTTTGGTCACGCGATGACTCTCCCCTATGCAACATCCAGGGTGCTTGCATCTAATGCCCAATCGTGGTATAATAGTATATGGGGGGAGATTTGCTCCTATCCCAACCACGATAAAGAGGAATTACCATGAAGTTACGCACTGAGTTAATATCTGAGATCCGCACCCTAGCAGTTACGTTCACCGCTGGCGACGAGTTACGTGAATGGATTGAAGATGCAACCGACCAAGATATCCAAGAGGTGTTGGGTTCACGGGTTCGTACCATCGCTTCAGCAATGTCCCGCCTTGAAATATTCATGGTTGACTACGGGTATGATGCCGCACTGGAAGCACAAGAGGACGAGGAGGACGAGGAAGACGAGGAAGACGAGGAAGACGAGGAAGACGGCGTTGACCCTAAGCGCATGGCCGAGAAGCTAAAGAGAGCTCGCGCCCGTTACGAGCCTACAGTAGCCTACACTGGTCGCCTATCATCAAATACTGGTGACGAGCTTTCAGTATTCCTAGCTGGAATGGCCCCGGTAGACGTTTGCCACTTGGCCGATTTGGTATGTATTGACGAGACTGGTCCTATCGTAATGTTCCATTGGAATAAATATATACATTTAAACCCCGGTTCAATACGCATGAATGCTGGCAATAAGATTCGTTCACGAGTTAAGGCTGGCCTAGTATCAGTGCCCCAATTACGTGATCTTTTAAATCAGTGCCCCGATTACGTAATCTTTTGAAATCCGAAATTTAATAATAGCGAGGGGCCCGAAGGCCCCGGGGAAATTATCATGAGTATGAAAAAGCGTTGGGCAGCTGATGACACGCCAGACCTATTGAAGCGAGTCAAAAATGTTGATGATCCTTTAATACATGTGGCATCACAAAACGTCACTACCCGGTCTAGATTGTTAAATCTAGGTCATAGTGAGGAGACCATTGATAAGTTTATTGGGCAAGGCATATATGTGGGGGTGGACCATGAGTAACTGGATTGCTTGGACAAGCCAAAAACCCGCTGCCATGCAGGTTGTGTTAACCCACCATGACGGCCACGTTGGGGCCGACTGGGTAGATAATGAAATGTTGCGGGATGCCGAAAGTGGCGTGAAGCCCGTCACTGATTGGATGGCAGTGCCGCCCCCACCTACCATGGTGCAACTTGAATTGGACTTTGGAGAATGAGCTATGGACGTTCCACCTCTATTCTGGGTTACGTGCGGCCAAGCCACCCGAATCCGAAGGACTCACACAAAGAAGCAAATCGAAGCCACCAAAAGGCGTCGTGCCCTTGAAAGCATGATTGAAGACCATAGGCTGGCCAAAGAATTGGACATGCCCTTTGAGGAATTTCAGGAAAAAATTGGGGTTTGCTCCACGATAAAGAGGAAATTATGATGGACGCGACAGACAAACAATTAAGAAGTAGTCATCTATACCTAGCTGGTCTCCACCATATAGAAAAGGAAATAAACATGGAGGGCCTCATAACCGTTGATGGCATGTTAATCACCACTGCAGACATGGTAGATATCATGGGCAGGGATGAACTGAATAATATTGCCTTGATGCTTTTGGCAGACCCGGACGAGGCCCTCGAAGAGGCCCGATGCTTAGTGGCCATTGCGGTATTAGCGTTCTGTGAGGCCACCCCAATAACCGCCGTCAAATGTGCGCTGGAAAATGGGTACGTTTTGGAAGAACCCTTATTCAAGGACCGGGTGAAGCTTGGGTTATCGCCCAGCACCTTGGTCGAAAATATTGACTGCAGATAGGGTCTCCAGTCACGGCGTGACCAAGAGGCATATTTTTGGTCACGTCCAATCTAAGATAAAGAGAACATTATGAATAAATCGCCGTATGTGGTCGAGGGCCAACCTTTTATTGAGGTGGATGTTAAATATTTTGATATTATCCAAAGGGATAGTGAATTACTTGAACAGTTGCACTATGTCGGAGTAGAAGAATGGGACGGCTATAAAACTGCCGTTGAGCTGTATGAAAATAACTAAGGAGAAGGCAATGAGCCTCATATTCAAACCCCGCATTCCCGAGTCATTCAGCTTTGGGGGCGGAAGAATGCAAGAATCAAAACCCAAGGTAGTTCCACCTGAAGCTAAACCCAAAGTAGTTCCGCCTAAAGCTAAAGTGTGGACCAATAAGGAAATACAGAAACTCGTGGATTTGAGAGCTATGGGTTGCTCATATAAAGATTGCGGACCACTCATGGGCAGAAGTGCAACAGGGGTGGCCACTTTTGTAGTCCATCGCGATTTATATGGCGTTATTGCCAAAAAACGTAAAGAACTTATAGCAAATATCACGGGCAGGTGTTAAAATGGACTACACAATGAAAGAAATACAGGAAGTATTCATCCGGGCAGAGCGACTGCGAATGTCGGCTTTATGTTTAGACATGGAAATCAACCATATAAAGGATATGTCTACTATGTACCGCAAAACTATGTTAATGGACACGGCCAAAAGTTGGGGCAATGGGTTCTGGCCCTTCGTTGAGTTGTTAAAAATTAAGGGCTGCACCAGTGAGGAAGATTTTTATGCTGAGGCTCATTGCCTTCTCCAACAGTGTGTAGATATGTGTAAGACCAAAAATGAGAAACTAGATAAACTTTTGAAGGAGATGGATGATGCAAACCCAAGTCAAGCTGACCCAACTGAACATTGAGGTCCAGTGTGAGCAATTCGACCACCGGGCGAAAGAAGCCCCTGTCCGAAAGTGGGAACCTCAAGCCAGAGTTTGGCAGCTTCCCCTCACCGGGGCCACGGCCAAGTATGTATTAAAGAGTTATGCCACTAGGGAAATCTGCCCAGACGCGGCAGATAGGCTAAGAGAACTCATAGCTCAAACCAAAGTGACTGCGCCTTTTCCCGTCTGGTATAAGTTTAAGAATAAGCCCATGGACCATCAGAACGTAGCCCTTGAGAAGATGTGGGGCGAAAAGACATTTGCTCTCTTCATGGAAATGGGCACCGGGAAAACTTTTACCATCGTGAATTGGAGTGCGGCCATGTTCATGAATAGGGATATTGAGGCCATGTTGGTAGTTTGCCCCACCTCGGTCAAGCCCGTGTGGATAGGTGAAATGGACGCCCATTGCCCAATCGAACATTCAGTCTATGTGTTAGAGTCTGGCGGGTCAAGCAAATGTGAAAAATGGATGCAAAGCGCCCCCGGCTTGAAAGTTATGGTGGTGGGGGTGGAAGCCCTATCTGCTGGCAGAGCCTATAGTAGTGCTATTGATTTTGTTTTAGGCCACAAAACCTTAATGGTGATAGATGAATCAAGCCGCATCAAAACTCACTCGGCCACCCGGACTAAAAGATGTATTAAACTTGGGGAAGCTTGCCAAGCCAGAGCGATTCTCACGGGAACACCAATTACCCAAGGTATGCAAGACTTATATGCCCAATTTGCTTTCCTAGATAAGGATATAATAGGTCAAAAGTCCTATTATGGGTTCCAAAACAGATACTGCACTATGGGCGGGTTTGAGGGCCGCAAGATCACCGGGTATAAGAACATAAACGAAGTTATGGACCTAGTGGCCCCTCACACTTACATTGTGAAAAAAGATGATGTGCTGGACCTGCCGCCCAAGGTATACGAGTCTATTGTGGTAAAACCAAGCAAAGAACAGGCCAGAATACTGAAAGACGTTGGCGATAAATTCGTCATGGGTTCCAGCTTGAATGGTCTGGACCTAGAGGTTGAAACCATATTGGAACGGATGATCAGATACCAACAAATTGTGGGGGGCATGTTCCCATACGACGAGGACGGTGGAACCCACGGCATTACACCCATTCCAGGACCTAACCCCAAACTGGATGCCATGTGCGACATGATCAAAGACCTTGATGTCAACGCCAAAGTGATAATTTGGGCCCGTTTTGTGCCCGAACAAAAAATGATAGCTGAATATTTAGATTCAATCTTTGGGACGTGCGTGGCTTGGTATTCTGCGGGCTCCAGCACCAACGAAAGAAAGCAAATGATTGAGGATTTTCAGGACCCGTATTCTGGTTGCAGGTTTTTTCTGTCTAATCCCACTATGGGCGGCATAGGGCTGACCCTGACAGCAGCGTCATATGTAATATACTACAGTAACAGCTTCTCACTGGAGGACCGCCTGCAGTCTGAGGACCGGGCCCACCGCAAAGGCCAAACCAAGTCTGTAACTTATATAGATATTATGATGGACCACCAGATAGACCGGGACATCATAACAGCCATCAAAAATAAAAAGTCTGTGGCTGATTACGTGGAAAGTTCTATCATTGAAGCCCAGAACGGGAATTGACATATGCCCCCATATATGGTATAATAGTGCACTAGAGATAAAGAGGAATTAAAATGAGCGATATTGAAAATCAAAACGGCCCCCAAGTCTTCGTGACTCAGTTTGACCCAAAGTGGGATTTTTCATCCTTGGTAAAGCATGGCGAGGTCATCTTCCTTACCCAGACCGAATATCGGCCCGAACCTTCGATGCCGGGATATAATCAGGCTATTATGGCCGAAATCCTGCGCAACATGAAAGATTACCGCCCCGGCATCGACTATATTGCCCTCACTGGGTCTGCCCTGCCAAACGTAATTTCAGGGATGGCTCTTGGCAGTATTCTGCGCTATAACAGCAACGTGTCCAACAACATTTTAAAATGGAGTCGCAGAAATAACGACTACGAATTATTTGCATTGTAAGAGGAAGAGAAAATGAGTATTAAATCACTAGCAGAAAAGATGGTCATTGTCAGGACCAAGCTAGAGGCGTCTAAGTCGGCAACGGCTGAGCTGCAAAAAGAATTCGATGACATCCGGAAGATACAACTGCCCGAAGCTATGGAAGCTGCAGGTATGGAGTCTACCCGGTTGCCGAATATTGGTACAATTTCAATGCGCACTGATGCATACGCAAGTATCAGAGGTGGTCAGCAGGACGAGGCGTACGAATGGATGAAGAACAACGGATTTGGTGATCTTATCAAAGATTTTGTTCACTCATCAACGTTGAAAGCGTTTTTAAAGGAGCAATTTCGCGAAGGCGAGCAACTCCCGGAAGACATTTTCACCTTTTCACCCTATAGCTATGCAGCTATTACTAAATCAAAATAGAACTGAGGATTAAGAAATGAACAAACAACTAAAGACCAACAGTGGTGAAGTAGCACGTCCAGCATTCATGGACCCCAGCAGCGCACGAGGCTCCGAAGGAGTAGGTATCGATGATATCACGATTCCACGCGTGGACGTACTCCAAGCACTGAGTCCCCAGCGCAAAAAGACTAATTCAGAGTACATTGAAGGAGCCGAAGAGGGTATGCTTTTCAATACCGTCACCAAGCAGTTGTACGGCTCTAACTTCACGTTTGTCCCAGTGTACTTCCGCAAAGAGTATGTCATCTGGAAGGATCGCAAAGAGGGCGGTGGTTTTGCTGGTGCATTTGCATCAGAGCAAGACGCCCAGAACGCAATCTCGGACCAAGACCTGAACCCAGAGATCCATCAAATCTCTGACACCGGGCAACATTTTGGTCTATTGGTGGATGATTATGAATCTGAGACTCCTAAAATTGAGGAAGCAGTGATTTCCATGTCCCGCTCCAAGATGAAAGTGAGTCGCCAGCTCAACACAATGATCCGCATGGCGGGCGGCGACCGATTTGAACGAGCCTACACTGTAGCCGCAGTGGAAGCCCAGAATAACAACGGAGAGGAATTCTTCAATATCTCAGTTAAGCAGCTGGGCTATGTTTCTGAGGCAGTGTTCAAAGCAGCTGAGGTCGTGTATACTGCGATCACGGCAGGAACCGCAGACGTTAGCCGCAAAGCTGACTAAATCGAACGGCCCCTCCGGGGGCCCATTGGAGAATACCATGGCGTTTGAACAAAGAGAATTGAGTGGCTCACTGTTTCGCAACGATTATAAAAAATCGGCCAACCAGCCTGATTATCGCGGGTCGTGTAAAATGGGGGGCATTGAGTATGAAATGTCAGCTTGGATAAAGCAAACTGGCAAAGGTGACGATTTCTTCAGCATCGCGTACCAAGTGAAGGAAGAGCGGCCAACAACCAACGCTGCGCCCGCCAAAATTAAGGCACCCACCATGGCCACGGGAAGGCCCAGCCCTCCAGAAAGGGGTAATTATCCAGAACCGTCAGACTTGGGTGATGATATACCATTTTAACCACCCACAACAAAGAACTCCACTTTAATAAAGAGTATTTACCATGTTTGATTTACCAGACCTCAGCCAGTACCCGGTCATCGCCCTAGATACCGAGACTACTGGACTTTTACAGGGGGTGGACAAGGCCTTTGGCGTTTCCATCACCCTTCCCAACTTGCAGGATTTCTACTGGGACCTGCGAGTCCACCCTCAAATCATAGACTATTTAAATGACAAACTCGGCAATTATCGTGGCATTATTGTGGGCCACAACATCGGCTTCGATTACAGGATGTCACATGCTGCCGGACTTATGCTACCAATCTCCAACCTCGATGACACTGTTATTCGGGCTGCTCTCATTGACGAGCATTTACTATCTTATAGTTTGGATGATCTCGCGATAAGATACCTGAACGAACGAAAAGAAACTGAGATATATGAAGAGTTGGCTTCCCTATTCGGAGGCCGGGCGACCCGCAAAGTTCAAATGCCCAATATCAGTCGGGCCCCAGTGAATGTCGTGTCCCCCTACGCAAAGAAAGACACGAACCTCACTATGCGTTTATGGCAGTGGCAAGAGAAAGAAATCAAAGCCCAAAATCTGGAAGAAATCCATAAATTTGAGCGGTCCTTGATACCAACATTCATCAAAACAATGGAACGAGGAATCCGCATTGACTCGGCATATGCCGAGGAAGCAGCCGACAAACTAACCCCTTTGATACTGGAAGACCAAAAGACTCTCAACGACATTGCAGGTCACGAGATAAACGCCAACTCGTCCGCCCAAATTCGTAAGCTGTTCGAACCTAAAATGGAGATAATTCGTGGCACGAAACAATGGGTAGCCAATGACGGCACTTTTTTGCTGGAGACCAATAGTGGCAATCCGTCCATCGGGTCAGACGCCCTGCGCCAAATGAAACACCCGGCCGCCGCCAGAATTCTTTCAATCCGTTCTTTGATCAAGACGAGGGACACTTTCATTAGGGGCCATGTGTTGGGGCACAGTGTGGGCGATAGGGTATATCCCACCATAAACCAGAGCAAAGGCGAAACAGGAGGCACTGGCACTGGGCGACTGTCCATCCAAAACCCGGCCATGCAACAGATACCATCCAGAAATAAGACAGTGGCGGCCATTGTGAAGCCCTGCTTCCTGCCAGACGAGGGAATGGTATGGGTCGATGGTGATATGAGTTCATTTGAGGTTCGGGTGTTTGCCCACCTTATCAACAACCCAGTCATCAACAATGAATACATGAGGGAACCGGAAACAGACCTACACCAGTTTGTGGGCGACCTGACCAACCTCCCCCGAAATGCCACATATAATGGCCAAGCCAACGCCAAGCAATTAAACCTATCCATGATCTTCAACTCCGGAAACGGGGCAATAGCAGACGAAATGGGAATGCCTTGGGAATGGCAGACGTTCACTTCCACCGGGGGAAAGGCCATCACTTATAAGAAAGCCGGGCCAGAAGCATTGGAAGTTATCCAACGATACCATAGCCGGGTTCCCGGTGTGAAAGAGTTAGCGCAAAAGATGCAAAGGCGAGCCGAGAATTGGGGCTATGTTATGAATTATAAAGGGCGTAAACTTAGATTCCCACGCGGTTGGAAGTCCTACAAAGCATCCGGTCTCTTGATACAATCAACAGCAGCCGACTTGAACAAAGAGAACTGGAAACTGGCCGAGGAAGCTATGGGTGACGACGGCCATCTCATTTTAAACACTCACGATTCTTACTCAATGTGTATGCCGGAGAATTGGCAGCCAGTCTGGGCGCGAGTCAAAGAAGCAATCGAACAGCCACGCCTAAGAGTTCCTTTAGTATTAGATTTGAACGGGGCGGGCGAAAATTGGTGGAAAGCGCTACAGGGGGCCAATAGTGGAAGCAAGTGAACAAACAGTCCTAGACCTACGGAGTCTGGAAGATATATCTAAGTTGGAATCCTACGAACAAAGACTCTACATGGCAGCATTAGAGTATATCAAAGCAGGATTCTATGTGGTTCCTTTGACTAAGAATGAAAAGAAGCTGCCTGAGGCCAATAAGGGCGTAAATTACTCCAACGCGTCCAAAAACCACCGGGTCATTGAGAAGTGGTTCCACCCCACAAAGGGCAAGTTTGCTGGATATAACATCGGCATAGCCACCGGACGCGAGAATGGGGTGTTTGTAATAGATGTGGACCGCCATGGTGAAGATGACGGAATCCAAACTCTCAAAGCTCTTGAGGCCAAGCATAGCGAACTGCCGATAGGACCCTGCCAAGCCACACCCAACGGAGGGTTTCATTATTTATTTAGGTGGCAAGAAAACGCCACCAACAGTACCAATAAAATTGGTTCCGCCATCGACACTAGAGGCGGAAGCGCTGCGGCCTGCAAAGGTCACATAGTGGTTTGGCCCTCTATGATCAACGGAGTGGGTTATAAATGGACCACGTCCGGTCCACTGCCAAGCATCCCACATTGGGTGGTTGAGAAGATGGGAATTTCTTGGTCCAAGCCTAGGGGCCACATCACCGGAGAAGGCCGGGGCAATGAGAACGTCAATGTTGATGATTTCGAAAAGAAAGTCCCCCTAGACCAGATAACCCGAATGATGGAAGCAATATCAATAGACGATGCCACATATGACGAGTGGATTCGGGTTGGTATGGCGATCAAGTCACAATACCCGGACGAGGATGGGTTTGAATTGTGGGACGACTGGTCATCGCAAGGGCATCGATACGAAAAGAATGAATGCCGCATACGATGGGAAGGGTTTAGCGATTTCGGGGCCGTCAGAATGGGCTCCCTATTCTACATGTCAAATGAAAGTGGCTGGAAGCCTGAGCCAGATGATATCCACATGGGCAGGATACACGGGGAAATCGAAAGAATAAACTCCGAGTATGGGTTCACTGTGGTGGGAGGCAAAGCCAAGATCATCAGGGAAAGGAAGAAAACACACGCAGCCGAGATGCATATGGCCCGCTATGACCTCATGGACAAAACTTCATTTGAAGCCTACCTTGAAAATGACAGGGTGGTAATAGACGAGGAAACCGGGAAGAAGATTTCTGTGGCCAAGATATGGCTGGCAAGCGAGGCCAGACGGACATACCCAAATGGCATAGGTCTTTTTCCAGAAGGGGCCCCTGCCGGGTACTACAACACTTGGGAAGGTTTCGCGGTCAAGTCAGAACCGGGTGAATGTGATATCTTCATTGACCACATAAAAAACGTCATATGTAATGGGAATGAAGATGAAAGCAAATGGGTCCTAGACTGGATTGCTGACATGTTCCAAAATCCTCAGGACCCGAAAGGCACTGCCATTGTTATGAGGGGTGGTGAGGGCACTGGCAAAGGAACGCTGGCCAACACAATAGGGGAGTTGTTTGGTAGCCACTACATCCACCTCATAGATGACGCTCACCTGACCAGCAATTTCAACGCATTTATGATGGACGCTGTCTTAGTGTTTGCAGACGAGATTACATGGGGCGGCAACAAAAAGACTTCCGGCAAATTAAAGGGCCTAGTGACTGAGAGATTTCTTGTGTGCGAGCGCAAAGGCATAGACGCCCAAAGCTTCCGAAACATGATACACATGATCATAGCATCCAACTCAAAATGGGTAATACCCGCCGGCACAGACTCCAGGCGATGGTATGTAACCGATGTCAGCCCCAATAAGAAGGGCAACATACCATATTTCAAGAAAATCAATAAATTTATGAAAGAAGGGGGCCACGCCAAAATTCTGAATTTCTTCCTTAATAGAAAGATTACCAGCGATCTGAGGGTGGCCCCGCACACCGAAGCCCTGCAGGACCAGCGCGATATGTCAATGTCATCTGAGACCACGGCAAATTGGATATCAATGCTATGCATAAACGAGTCTATGAAAGCTGTTTGTCTTGATGATACCGAGGGCTGGCCGTTAAGGGTCCAAAAGAAAGATCTATATGAAGACTATACCGAGTGGTGTTCGAAACGTCACAGGCACTCCGACCATATGATGATCTTCTTCAAAGAACTAAAAAAGTTGGGATTTAGGCCCACAAAGAAAAGACTGCCGGGGGGAGGAAGAGTCCCCGCAGTAGAAGTACCTCTGTTAGATAACCTGATAGAGTCGATGAAGCAAATGCATAACATGAACCTAAGAGAAGAAGACGATGAATAAAAAAGTAGATGTGATAGTGGACCTTCAATTTGGATCAACTGGCAAAGGCTTAATAGCTGGGTACATGGCCAAAAGAGGAGGGTACGATGTAGTCATAAACGCCAACATGCCCAATGCTGGCCACACATTCATAGACGACACCGGGAGAACTTGGATTCACAAAGTGTTGCCTAACGGGTTCGTGGCTGATTCCGTTAAAACCGTGGGATTGGGCCCGGGATCAGTATTTAGTCTAGACCGCTTGGTCAAAGAACTATCCGATTCAGAGGACATTATGGGAGGCAAACGTCTAATAATACACGAGGCTGCCGTTGTGCTATCTAAAAAACACGCAGAGATAGAAAGGGCTACGCTTAGTGGGATTGCCTCTACAATGCAAGGAAGTGCTGCCGCGATGATTCAAAAGATAATGCGCCAAAAAGAGGATAGCCCCCTAGCAAAGGATGTTTTATGGGGAACTAAATATAGCAAGTATGTGGTAACTCACGCCGAGTGGGTCGATATTATGTACAAGGCCCACAGGATTTTACTGGAGGGAGCGCAGGGATATAGTCTGGGGGTCAATTCCGGGTTCTGGCCCTACTGTACCAGCCGTGATTGCACACCCACCCGGTTCCTGTCGGATTGCGCCATCCCCTTCAGCTGGGCAGATAAGGTGATTGGAACAGCCAGAGTCCACCCGATTCGGGTTGGTAACACGCCAGACGGTTTTAGTGGCGGCCATTACGATGACCAAGAGGAAACATCTTGGGCGGAGCTAGGTGAAGTGCCGGAGACCACCACTGTTACGGGGCGGGAGAGAAGAGTCTTTACATTCAGCCGGACCCAAATGAAAGAGGCTATCATGGCTTGCCAGCCCACAGACATCTTTCTTAATTTTTGTAATTATGACCCGCTCTTGGCGGAAGAAATCATAATCCAGACAAACAAAGACCTTGCCAAAATTGGGCCCGATGGGGCGCAAGTCACCTACACTGGCTGGGGCGCAAAAGAAGGGGATGTGTTCTATGAAAATCAATGATATGCTTAGGGCCCAATATGTCAAAAGGTTCCATATTGTCCACACCATTAAACACCAAAGCATAGCCGAACATTCATTTAATGTTGCTATGATTGCCCGGGAAATATCCATCCGGTTTGGTTATAGCGAGGCTGCCATAAACATGGCTGTGCTGGATGGTATATATCATGATCTAGATGAGGTTATAACTGGAGATATTCCAACCCCCACTAAAGAAAGAGCCAAAGCTCAGGGAGTGGACCTGAATGACAACGGCATTTCTACGCCGTATCGTTGGGATAGTATTAAGGCCATCAGAGAAGTGGTCAAGGCTGCAGATTATATAGAGGCTGCATGGTTCCTAGGGGAAAATGGAGTGGGCCGACACGCCGATAGTGTGAAGGAGGATATCTTGGATAAGATGGAGGAATACTTCCAAGTAACTTTCAATGTGACAGAACTTGCACACATAAATGATGTCTGTGCCACCATTTTTAGCGCCGATTTCACCATATGAACGAAGCCCGATTCCGGAAATGGGTGGTGGCGGCCATCAAAGAGGTTGGCGGCCATGCCTCCTCTATTGAATCTCACGCCACAAGCCCGGGAGTGCCAGATGTTGACTTCTGTATAGATGGTATTTCAGGCCACATTGAGCTTAAGGTTTATGGCAGCAAAGGCTTAAGGCAATCGCAGATATTATGGTTTAAGCAGAGACTGAAAGCGGGAGGAAAGCCTTGGATTTTAATATATAGTATTGAGGGAGTTTACCTCATAGCAGGCGAACATTACCGCCTTGTAATAAACATGAATCAAAAAGAGAGATTAAAATGGGAAATAATAGCAGCACAAATTTGGCCGACATTACCAACACCACAAAACCTTGCCATTGGCTTAAAGATAAACCAGCCCTGAACTACATGTACGAATTCCCAAACGGGATAGAAGGAATCTGCCGCACTCTGATGATGGGGGAGGGCAAATATACTAGGGGCGAATGGAAAGGCGATAGTAACACCCGGTACACTCAGTTTTCTATTATAGATTCAATGAATCGCCACCTCATGGCTAGCATAAATGGGGAAAAAACAGACCCGGAATCGGGCCTAGATCATTTATATCATGTGGCAGTGAATGCCTTGATGCTGGCCGAAAAATACGGAGTCCAGCCCCAGACCCTCAGGCAGGCATATCCATGGCCTATAGACGGTGACGAGTCAGATTAGGCTAGCAGCTACTAATGAGCTACCAAGATAGCATCACCGTCAGCATTAACAATGCCCTGCGCACAAAGCTGCGTAGGGAGGCAAAGGGCTTAACCAAGGCTGAAACAAAACTACAACATCGCAATGCAACCCATGTTGCGAGAAGGCGTCACGCAGAGGATGTGGCCCTTGCTAAGGAACTTGGCGTTGAATTAGAGGAGTTATTAGAATGACAACTGCCAATGCAACAACAAACGAAGGTGGTTACAAATTAGTTGGGGCGGCGGCAGTTGGTAAACCACTGACACCAAACCAGATGTATTCTGAAAGAACACCAGCAAATACGATTTGGAATTACCGATATTCTGATCTATTAACAACACTGAGATATAGTAAAAACTCACCAGTTTCAATTGGCGCAAGCCACCTTCTTGATAAATTAAATTATTCAATTGTTAATAATTGCCATGTTTATACTTCAAATACACCACGGCATTGGGCTATACATTGCCCCGACATTGGAAAAGTTATAATTCTAATGCAACAAAATGAATTTGTCGTTGATGACGATTCATCTTTTACAGGGAGGATACCAAGATGAGTGCAAAAGCCAAACCAGTAAGCAAGCCGATGAGCCAACAATTCGCTGATAACTATGACAGTGAAAAGATGTTTGACCGTTTCAGGGTTAGCCATTGGATGCCGTTTGCAGAAGCGCCCAAGTGAGAGGAAAGCTATTTGGCCTTTAGGAATCCGAGCTTTCCTGACACTAGTTTGGTGAGTAGCCCCCTCAGCCCGAACTTGACTACATAAATCCCTATGACAAGGTACTGGTACCAGTCTGGCATGGCAGCGAATGACTCAAATGCTGCTGTAACCTCATCTTGGTATCCTATGAATGAGGCAGCAATAGGCAGCAATAGCAGGGCAATCATCATATCATCCACAGAGGACTTGTCCATCTGCTGCATGGCAATGTAGTCTAGATTGTAATCTTGTGTTTGTCCATTGTCAGCTAACTTGTGGGCAGCTTTGGCATTGGCAACCTTGACATCAGCTTCTGCTTCAAAACCTATAATAGCTGCGGCCTGTTTAGCCTTGGCAATATCATTCTTTCCGCTCAAATAGGTCTTGCCTAAATCAGCTATCGGGCCAACTATTGATGAAAAGATACCCATATTAATCCTCCAACTCAAAGTGCGGCATGTCCTGAAAACTTTTCCATAGGCCACCCCATTGAAGTTTGTGACCCAGTTCTGCTGAAGCTTGCATCATAGCAACTGCAATTATAGCCAGATGCTCTTTCTCCCAACTGGCTTTACCGTCAACGTAAGCGTACACGTCCAGTGCCCTTCCTGTTTGGTGGTAGCTCTTGTTGTTGACTCCATCAGCCTTAGATTTTCCGTCATCGAACAGCTTGGCTTGATCTTCAGTGGAGCGCAAGCCACCAGTGCTAGGGATACCAAAATCAATGATACTAACTTGAATTGCACGGTCACTGATCTCTATAAGACGGGGATCTACACCAGCCCTATTGTTAAGTGAATTATTACCTAATTTAAACATATTACTACCTCAGCATAAACGCTGCACCAGTAACTAGAGCAGCAATTAACAATCTTACAAACCACTCATTAGCGCCGCTTGATTTGCTGACTGTTGCCAGCTTGACCGCGTGGTTATCAATTGCTTCCGAGTGTTTATTGAGCCTATTATCCTGCGTATTATTGTGGGCCACTAGCCCATCAATCTTGGTGTCTATAGCCACTAATTTAATCATGGCGTCCGATAGTTTGTCTATCTTAGCTTCCAGCCTATCGAATCGTCGGTTCGCATCATCCATCATAATCATCTCAAATAAATAGCCACGCCGAAAAGGGCAGCTAGTATTATACCTAGTATAGCAAAAACCTTGATTGCTATCGTCATGTTTTCTTCTATTGCCGCTGCACGTTGATACTTCTTTCGTGCCTGAGCCTTGGCTGCTTCTTTTTGTTCTCTTGCAAACTGTGCTTTGAACTGCAAGAAGTCGTGATACCCCATTAAGCCCTGCTTGTTGAGCATCTGCTTCAACTCTTCTTCCTGTTTATCTAGCTGTTTCTTTGCCTGAAACGCTTCGAGTGCATTACTACTACCCTTAGCTGCTTCCTTAGCAATGTCTTTCTCAGCTTGGAAGTAGTCAGTGACTGCTTTGCCTGCATCCATTAACTCTTTGCCATTACAGAGAGTTTTCTTGATGATAGAAAAGGCCGCATTTGCTGCTGCTAGTTCGACTAACATTTATCCACCAATAACGGCTGCTGCTGTGGTTAAGTCCTCTGTTGTCCAGAAGTCCTTGGCCAGCATGATGTTTAAATGTTTTTTGTTCCGTGAGATAGCGTCAGCCACTTCATCAGCACTCAGGTCACTGGGTGGGCTGCTCGCATATTCGTTAATTAAATCAACACTATCACCTAATGCGCTGTAGTGTTGTGCAATTTCTTCCACTGTGACTTCTCCCATACCTATGCCCTCAAATCGAAAAGTTAAAAGAAAGGGATTGTGATCCACTTTGGCTGGCTTGCGGATCAGTTCCAATCAAAAGTTTGTCTGTCATGTTGCCAGATGTCACAGTGTCTGGCATCCAATAAAAATAACAAGCACCGATATTTGCACCATAGCTCCCAACAGTCGCAGTTAGTGTGTGCGACCCTGGAACCATATCAAAGCTTGGTGATCTGGCAACAAACGCAATCCTTGAATTGTTGGAAGTCTCAGCATAAATGAAATAAGTCCCCATCGTGATCCCAGTGTTTGATGATGGTGTATTGCCGCTATCTCTGTTCCATTTGTACGAAGCAGTTCCAGTGGTGATGGCACTATAGGTGGATGACCCTGTATAACCATTTGCAATTTGGGATACTGTCCCTGAAGTATAAGAAATATAGCCCCAATTTTCCACACTGCTATCAAAAGTATAAGAAACTGTGCCTGTCACTGCAATTGAATCTATTTGATAGTCACCCCTGTAACCATTTCCATTTGGGGTATATATACACACGAGCTTTCCCGACACTGGTTGAGGTGCGTCTGGGTCAGTCCATGATGAAGATTCGGCCCCGTAATAGTCAGACAGCCTGTGTGGGGTATAGCTTGCATTGCCGAAATCAACTAGCATTTCTGAAAATGAATAACTATCACCGCTGCCAATAGTCGGACGTGTCATGCGGCATCCCCCACTAAAGCAGAAGTTATCACTTCATCAAATTCTGCTGCTCTTTCTGAGGCCAAAGCAGTCAAAGTCTCCGTTGCTCTTTGATAGGCTTTATCCCACAATTCATCTAGCGTCCCCACATAATTCAAATTGTCACTAAGTATGCCTATCGGGTTTGCCTCAGTATTTCTGTCTTCTTTTGAGGGTGATATATAGAGCTTAAAGTCAGCGCAATATTCCCCCTGCCCCTCCTTAGACACCACCATTAAGCCTATCCGGTGGTAAGCGTCAGGGTGCTGAACCCCGTCCTCATCAATGTAACTTCCTGTCAAAGCCATAATTATTGCCTCATGCCGTATATGACCAACCGAGATTCCTAGACGAATTTGAGCTGCTAGCAGAATCAGTTCCAATATGTCTTTTATGGCTGCTTGATCCTGACCCCAAATGGGTAGGCATCCAGTAATAGGCGCAATCCCCAACATTTGATCCGTATGACGCAACTCTCGCTGTAAAAGTATTTAGGGCTACAGACAATGTTATTTGTGGTGATCTAGCCATGAAAACAGCCCTTGAGCCGTTGGAAGTCTCAGCATAAATTGTGTATTCTGAATAATTATACCCTGTTGAACTAGAAGGGGTGCCGCCATAATCCCTGTTGAACCTAAATTGCGCAGTGCTTGTGCCAATAGTTGAGTAACTATCTGCCTCTGCATAATCAGCAACCTCCGAGGATATTGTGCCAGAGGCAGCACTGGCCCAAGCCCAGCCATCGTTGCTTGACTCAAATCCATGGTCGAATTCCCCAGTTACTGCGATATTAGCTATTTGGTAATCCCCTTGCCAATAACTGGTAGCTGGTGCGTAAAAAACGACAAGCCTCCCTATCAGGTTGTTCACTACTGGGACGTAGAAGTCAGAGAATGATATTGCACCACTGGTTGGTATTGTCATAATTGAGCTACCTTCTTGGTCAATTCATCTATCTGGGCTTGTTGCTCTTTTATGGCTTCAAGCAGTAACCCAACTATGTTTCCATAAGCCACTGACTTAGTGCCAATTTCATCACCAGCCGTATGCACCACTTCTGGGATCACTGCCTCTGTCTCTTGGGCAATGACGCCCATCCCACGTTTGCCGTCCTTGTCGTAGGTTACGCCACGGAGTGCCAATACCTTGTCTAAGGGCGATTCTATTGTTTTGATGTCATCCTTTAGGCGTTCATCAGAATAGGCTGTGATGTCACCAGTTGCAGTCAAATCGCCATTAATAGTCGCATTAGTAGTGCCGTTGATGCTTAGTCCAGATGAGGTAACTCTCAATCTTTCTGTGGCGCCTGCTCCTATTATCACAGTATCAGACAAAGAAGTTGGGGAACCGGACATCTCCCCAATAATGGTGTTATTACTGCCAGTGGTTAAGACATGGCCAGCCTTATAGCCAATAGCTATATTCTTATGTCCTGTCGTCAGATTAACTAGCGCATCTTTGCCGACAGCCGTACACCTTTGTGAAAGGGTGTCATTAATCATAGCACCATGCCCAACAACAACGTTGTCGAATCCACTGACATTCACTCGTAATGCTTTCTGACCAATTGCCACATTATTATATCCTGTTGTGGCTGATCTGAGGGAATCAAATCCAACAGCAACATTCTCGTCGCCTGTGGTCAAGGTTTGCATTGAAGATTTGCCAATCCCTACGTTCTTGAGAGCTGACGAAGCTCCTGACATGCATGAGTTGCCAATGGCAATATTCTCAGTCCCTGTAGTTGTGCTGCCCAACGCACCATCACCAATAGCGAGGTTGTGATTGCCTGTGGTCTGCGCATCGAGTGTGTTGACGCCAATCGCTATGCTAGAATGCCCAGTGGTATTGGAAGAAAGGGCATTATACCCAATAGCCGTATTGTTGAAGCCTGTTGTGTTGGCATACAATGACTTGGGTCCGAGAGCTGTGTTGTATCCGCCAGTGGTACACAGCCTCAAGGAGTAATATCCGAATGCACAGTTGTAGGTGCCTGTGGTGATTAGGTGTCCGGCCATGTATCCCATGGCTGTGTTTTTGTTGGAGCTTCCATCATCATTAGTCAGTGCTGCGTAGCCAACACCAATCGATTGGCTATCAGCAGTAGCCACCATGTCAGTTATATCATTCAATGCATAAGAAGGTGTTGCCCATACCGCAGTGCCAGACGCAGAATACTTTAAGAATTGACCTGCTGCTCCGCCAGTAGGTATGTGCTTGTTACCTGCTGCTGCACTGTGGCTTATAGTACCTGTACCTGTTATCGTTCCACCTGTTATAGCACCACTTGTAGCTACCGAGGTAACGCCTGCATTATCGCCAGTGTTAGTACCACTTAGATTTGACCCTGTAACTGTGCCACTGAAAACTGCCTCACCAGTTGAACTAATAGTTGCTGCGGTTCCATCTATACTGTTTATAAAATTAAACCCGTTTCCTGTAACACCAGTTGTTGCTGACCATACACCACCATAGTTACGGAATGAAGCGGTTGAACCTGTATATACATTAGTAGCAGACGTAATACCTGCTGAGTTAAAGAACGCTCTCTGTACTCCTGCGGTTCCAATATTTAACGTATCATTTGACGATGAATATATACCAGTATTAGTATCGTCAGTGAAAGTTATAGAGGGAGCTGCCGCAGAACCATCAGAATGTTTTACAACACCATCAACAGTTAATCCACCGCTGGAGTCTATGCGCATCTTTTCGCTGTTAGCTATACGGAACTCTAATGTGTCACCCGTGTTAGCAGTGTCAATAACTCCTGAATTATTACCAGCACTGTAGGTTAACTTAACACCTCTAGTTCCATCCCCAAACTCAGCTTCTCCAATAACGTCAAGAGCTGAACTAGGCGAACTCGTACCAATACCCACGTTGCCTGAGTTTGTTAGATATAAAGTATTACTAGGCGTAGCCGCTTGAATTTGGAGAGGATAGGTAGTGCCAGCAACTGTTGTGTCTCTAAGAGCAATAGTTCCCCCGTAGGAGCCTAATGTCCATGTTTGGTTTCCTGTATCAGTTTCCTGTAATACAAAGGCGGGGGCGGCTGATGAACTTCGTATTTTTTTAGTCGCATCAATGCTATAGGATGCAGAGGGATTAGTAGAACCAATACCCAAACTCTCAGCACTAGCATCCCAGAAGAACTTTGGCGTTGTGCCTGTGTCTTCGTAGAATGAGATGTCTCCTGTAGTACCTTCAATAAACATACGCTTCTTATCCGCTGTGTCTAAGAAGTAAATTCCTTCTCCAGCACCATTAGCTTTTGTTTTAAAGGATAGATTTCCGTTTGTTTTACCTTCTAGCAAACAGTTATAAGTTGCATCGTTGGTTATTTTTAATACTTGAGTTAAACCATCGCCAGAATAAAAGGAAGCAAGAGTACCGCTATTATCAACAACAAGCCCATCAGCAGTCACCGTACCAGTTACGTCTACGCCTGTGGCTGTGGTGGCTAGTTTGAGATTACCAGAATGATATAGTTTTACATCCCCGCCAAAAATAGCCTTCGCAGTAGAATTGTCTGCCGACCTAATAGCTGTATCTGCATCTGCAAGAAGGCGCAAGCCGCCTGTGCCGCCATCTTTAATATAACTATTACTACCATCATGATAAATCTGTAAGTCATCACCCGCACCAAACTTAGCCTTGACGTTATCACCGTGGGATACATCGCCCGTTAGTGTGCCGCCAGCTAGGGGTAGGTAGCTGTGGGTATGGCTATCAGGTGGGAATGTCGTAGGCTTACTAGTTACTTCTGACCAAGTGGGTGCTGTGTGCGTATGGTTAGTGGATGCCCATGTCCTATCGTATGCAGACTTGACAGCTTGTGATGATGCTGCGGTTGTCGAGCTTGTGGAGTTAACAACGTCAGATATAGGCAAATGCGTGTCAGTATCAGATGTAATAATTACCCAGTTAGTCCAGCTACCATTGTAGTAGTATCGTTGGTATGTATCATTGGTGCTGATCTTGGTGTATCGTTGTATAGTATGTGACCCAGACCTAGATTTGACCACTTCCAATATGCCAGCATAGGGTACAGGGTAATTAGTGCCTGCGTTTGCCTCAGTGTTTGAGGTTTGGGAATAGATCCCGGTCTCCCTCAGTGTGCTTAGGTTTACGGCATTTCCTATCTCCCAACCATCAACACTAAATTCGCCACTACTAAGTTGCAGCCCATCACCTGCTGAGTAAGTGGTGTTTGTATAATTACCCGTATGTAAGTTAGTCGAACCTTGGTCTGTGGTCCAGTCAATGTGCTCATTGGCTACAAAACCAGTTAAGTCATCATGGGTGAAATCGCTAGATGAATACGTAGTGTCAGTATAGTTGCCACTGTGGAGGTTAGTCGACCCCTGATCTGTGGTCCAATCTATGTGCTCATTGGCCACAAAGCCAGTTAAGTCGTCATGGGTAAAATCACTAGATGAGTAGGTTGTATCAGTATAGTTGCCACTATGGAGGTTAGTAGCGCCTTGGTCTGTGGTCCAATCTATGTGTTCATTAGCAACAAATCCAGTCAAGTCGTCATGGGTGAAATCACTAGATGAGTAAGTGGTGTCAGTATTGAGGTAGTTGCCACTATGAATATTCGTTGAGCCTTGGTCTGTGGTCCAGTCAATGTGTTCATTGGCTACAAACCCAGTTAAACTATCATGATTGAGGGTTACTACACCAGTCGCACCATCAACACTTGTGACAGAATCTGTCGGAGTGGCTAACAGGGTGAAGTCTGCCATTGTTCCTGCAGAACCACCATTATGCATATAAGTTTTGTTTTCGTCTGAACGAACAACAACATCACCCTCTTCTGCAGTGAGTGAAAGCTGAGCAGCTTGGGTGGCGGCTGTCTGTACAGTTGTTAGGGCTGTGGCAGGAAGATTATTCAGATGAATATTAGTCGAACCCTGATCTGTGGTCCAGTCAATGTGTTCATTGGATACAAACCCAGTCAAGTCATCGTGCGTGAAATCGCTAGATGAATAGGTGGTGTCAGTATAGTTGCCGCTGTTGATATTAGTAGCACCCTGATCTGTGGTCCAGTCAATGTGCTCATTGGCTACAAACCCAGCCAAGTCATCGTGCGTGAAATCACTAGATGAATAGGTGGTGTTGTTGTCTGGGACAACTACTGACTCGGAGGTTCCATCACCTTTATATAGAGAGACAGTGTGCCCATTGATGCGAAGTGCATCAGTTGCGTGTAAAGCTCCTGCCTCATCGTCAAGCACGACAGTAGAAGGCAAGTTGCCACTATGGATGTTGGTAGCGCCTTGATCTGCAGTCCAATCAACTTCTGAGTCAGAATCAAGGATGCCAATATTAGTCTTGCCTAAATAACCCATCTAGCTCACCTCCAAAACACTGCAAACAGCCTCAATGTCTCCTGTGGCGTTTGCTGTAATTCCCAGTTTGTCGCCAGCTTCAAGATTTAGTGGCTTGTCCAAAATAACTGTACTCCCAGCAGGCACTGAAATATCTTTGCCTATGTGTCGGTAGGTTGTACCGCCATCAACTGTGATTTCAATCGTCACTGTGGCATCATTTGTGCCATCAATATTTGATATATAAAGTGAATTCACTAGGGCTTGTGTAGCTGCCGGACAGGTGTACAAAATCGTCCTTGATGTGCCTACTGAAATGCCTGCATTTTTAAAAGTATTAGCCATGTTTTATCCTAAAGCAATTGTTATGGGTAGCGGGTCATTTTCAGCAGTGATTACTTCGTGTCCCTCAGCATACAATTTGCCGGAAGAGGAAAAAGAGCCAACAACCCCAGCAGTGTTTGCAGATTCACTAATGCTCGTTAATGAGCCTTCATTCTCAGGCTCGTACACCCTCATTTCTGCAAATTCGTGCATACCATTCCGCAAGTTTATTCGCACACGGACTTGGCCTGAATCAATTGAGCCGTGGTCATTGGTGTCGTCATCAACTGCCAACTTCCATTTGTTGTCTTGGTAAACATAAGCCAAGTAGCCTTCTGTTTTTAGAACAACTCGATATCTATGCCATGAGTCTCTTGTCGTGGTTATTCCAGACGCGGTTATTCCAGATAGTTCAGTTTCATTCACATGGCCATGAACAACACTTCTAACATGAATCAGATTAGAATAGCGATAGCCTGAGCCAGATAGTGGTGAGGCTGTCAAATTACTAATGGGGGAAAACCCAATCATGCCTCTGGGGTCAGAATCAAAATCTTGTCCTAGTCCCCCAAAAGTGCCCGATGAATTAGGCTTGTATAAAAACTCCAGAGTTAAATTTGGGACTGCCTGAAATACATGATAGGAAAGCAAAGCATCACTCCATGCGTTGCTTCCACTATTTGCATTATCCTCTGCAACATACCATGCCCCCGTTTCACCGCTTGCAATTCCCATGCTTAGTTCTGTTTCCGTCCCTATTTCAAAGAACCCTTGAGGTGCAACCCCTCCCAGAATGGGGAATTGCTTAAAGTTCAAATATTTTGATGTTCCTGATGCTGCGGTTGTCCACCCCGAAACATTGCCCGTAGCATCAACTGCTCTAATCCAATAGTAGAATTTTTGCAACGAGCCAACATTGTCCACAAAAGTTGTCCCTTTAATTGTAGCAATTTGGGATGCACTGGAAAATGTGCTGGTGCTGTGACGTCTTATCTCAACATGGCTAAAATCATTGTCTGTCGGGTTCGTCCACTCCACCACAAGAGTTTCAAGCTCACCCGTAACACTAGGGCTAGTGGGGTCGGCTGGGTTGGTGGTTTTGCCACTAACTGTGTGGGCAGATGATGTTACACCTGTTGACTTAATACCTAATGAGTTAACGGCATAGACTTTAAATGTATAAGAAGCTGCAACATTAAGGCCGCGTATTTCATAGCCAGTTGTTGATGTTCTTAGCTCCTGAATTACTGTGCCAGATGAAATAACCTCAACATTATATTCTTCAACAAAGATATCTGCTGAGGCTGTCCATGATAGCTGCACCACTGGAACAATTGACCCGTCTTCATTTAATACGGCATTACCACTAGATACAGCAGTTAGAGCAGTTGGGTCTATAACTAAGCTAGGGTCATGGAGTGTAGTATCTGAATGAGCATCAAGCACCGTCTTTGTTGACCAAGGGTAGATGCTATCATCATGTTCAATAAGGCTTAAATCTATTGTTCCATCAACAGCTAATGTGGTTGAAAGAACCCTGAATTTTTTGGATACCCATGCTGGGGTAGAGTGAGTGATACTAATTATATCACCAGCCGTTAAGATCAACGCCTCAGAAGTAACTTTAATACTTACTGTTTTACCGAAACGTGACCGTTTTAATATAGCCTCAGCAATTCCCATTGCTGAATATCTATCAGTGATTGTGGGTAATGTTGCTTTACCTAGTAAAATCTTCCCGCCATCTGCTGCTCTAAACAAAGTTTGGTCTGAGCTGACAGAAGTATCAGCAGGTGGATAAAAAACATCATCTGGTTGCCAATCAGCATCTGGATTGATAAAAGTGACTGACACTTGATTATAACGGCCTGATTGATTGCCGCTGTTAATGCCAATTCCTCCAATAATATGAGACTCATTTAAGTCTAGTACATTAGCACCTACCTGTTCTGATTCAATGATCAGGCCATATTTGCCTTGAGAAAAGGGCATAATCCCGCGCATACCTGACAACAAAATTTTTGTGTTGTCCATTAGACTTCTTGATGTATCAAGAACGGCGTTGCACTCAAACTCTTTTATCCAAGCACCGCCTGTGTAATTCATTACGCTAGTATCACATCTGGTCTTTGCAGCATTGAACAGCGTATCATCTATTGAGCTTGCTGGCAGTCCTTTGCCATAAACTGTATTTGTGAGGTAATCTCTGAGGCATAATGCGGGGTTTGCTGAGTAAGCTGTAACCCCTGTCGCTGGGTTGTATACTTTTTTGCCCAACACATCACAAGTGATGACGGGTATATTAGAAAATGCTTTGCTATCCCATTTAAGCTGAACAGCATAATATGCCAAACCATGTAATCTTCTAGTACCATACTGCGTTGTTAGAGATAAGTTGGCTTGTGGATTAGAGCCAGTTCTTTTGGATTCTTTGGCAACAAGACCTGCAAACTTGCTATCTGTGTTAATGACTCCATCATAATAAACATCGCCGATTGAGTCGATTTCGCCCTCGGCTAAAACTAAAATAATGTTTAGATATGCCCTATTAGCGCCAGCAGCATTCACAAAAATTCTAGTGCCTCCCACACGGCGAGCACCGTAAATTACTGGGATAGGGGCATTGCTTGACTGCTTATTTATCAACACCCCGTCTAATGAAGCAGGTTTTTCAGGTGACGGCATCATCCAAGATATAACATCCCTAAAAATACCAGCTGTATAACTAAATGGGTTGCTTAAAAACTCTCCTATTTCGCCAAAAAAACTCATCCTCTGCCCCATTTCATATCTTTGACTATTCTTGCAGCAAATTGAAAACCGTTGTTCTCGAAACCAGCAGCCCTTTGGCTTTCAATATTTGTTTTTCTGCCTGCTACTTTATTAAAATCAGCCCAGTGAGATGCAGCAGTCAATAATATAGTGCTGGATGTTTTATTGTCCTTAATAGAAAAACCCTGCATTCGACCTTCATAAATCATAACAGGGTCGCCAATTATTGCTGCCGAAGCATTAAGAAATATACGATTAATAATAACTTGCCTATTAACATAGGTTTGATTTAGTAAAATACTGATATAAGCTCGATTTACGCCAGATAGAGTTAAATCAAGAGATGATAATTTAACCTCAGAAGATTCTGTAATTGCTGCTAGGCCCATTAAGTGACCACCAGCATCATAAGTGATGCTGTTATGAACAATATCGTGTGGTGCATCTGTTAAATAAACAGGTGTTTCAAAGTCTAGCTTTACTAGGTGAGCCATGGTAAACGAATTTTTGGCCAATTCAGTGACCACATCCGCATGGATAACGCGGCTCATGATATTACTTCTATAAAGTCTACTTCAAATTTATGTAACATGTCCACTCCAATAGCATGTTCTTGTACATCATTGTTTAGTCTAACTGTGAAAGGCACATCATTATAAGTCACAGTATCTGTGGTCACTGCTGCTATCAGAGGGGGAACAATACTCAAATTTCCATTACCTGACAGATCAGCAGTCAGCCTGTATACTTTGTCGTGGCCTGAAAATTTAATAAAATCTCCTGCCTTTAGAGTGCCAGATAGCCCTGTTGTTGCTACAGTTGAGTCACCTATTGCTGCGGCTGTACAAGTTACTGTACTCACCGTTGCAGTACCAGTTGTTGATGAAATTTCTGTGGGGGTAACAGTGAACACTGTATGCCTGCCACGCAAAGAGTCAATATAGGCACTAACAGGCTGAAACTCAGCTCTAGTTAATGGCGGGTAAGATGCACTAAATTCCCATACTTGAGCAGCTATCTTCCGACTTTGGGTACGTCCATTCAAAGACTGAGAAAAATAGGTAGGGTCATTACTTCTTACCCTCATGGACGAAAATTTGGGGGTTGTTGGGTATGTCATGCTATTGCTGGCCTCCCACTCTCATTTAATGCTTGGTTTATCACACCTATTATTGTACCACGTTGGGATACTATAAGTCTAGTAGCGTCTGATGTGTCAATGGCGTTGATATTGAAGGTAACATTGGCTGCCCCACTGTTGCCTCTTTGACCTTTAGTGTGATCTGTAACAGTTTCGTTGGGGTGTAAGATAGCAGGGAAGCCACCTTTTCCATCTACTCCACCTGATCTTGGACCAGTGCCTGTAAAGCCGCCACCCTCAAACGATGCTTTAGATAAGCCAGCCGATAATGCAAATGCGGAAGCCATACCAGCCGATGCAGGGACAGCATTTGTGCCCATGGTGGCTAAGGATACTGCAGCTGCAGCTGGTGCCCAAGCTGATGCCACGACTCCCGCTTGTGTAACGGATAAAGCTGTGCCTGTAGTTGCAAACATCTTGCTAGCAACGAAATTGACGGCTTGTTGGACACCTAATGATATAAGAGAGGATAATACTTGGTGTGTTATGGTTCGGGCAAGAGCTTTCATGGCATCACCGCCACTCTTGCCAAGCAATACCATGTTGGCTATTGAATCACCTATGCCCTTAGCGAATGTTCCTCCTGGGGCGAAAATCTCAGCCAACTTGTCGCCCATACGCTGCATGATAGGCATAGAGGATTGCTCCATTTCAATCCATTTATCGGTGAATGATTGAGAGAATTCCTCGAAAGCAGTCAGCTCTTGTCCCCAGTCCATAGCCTTATTAGCTGCGTACACTCCAGCTTGCTTCTTCAACCAGAGGTCTGTCTGCTCTAGCATCAATGCATCGTGGGCTCTTTTGGCATCGAGTTGGGATTTAAACCGCTTTTCGCCGTACAAACTTTCCACGCCCCAATACATTAACTCGAGGCTCTCTGCAGCTTCTTTGCTCATCTGTGCCTTCAAAGCCAGACTTTGCTCCAATGCCCTACGCTTGTCTTCTTCTCCCCCAATGAAGGTTTGTGTGGAGGCAATGACAGCTTCTTGCTCTCGCAGAGCTACTGCTTCTAGAGCATAGTTTCTTTTGTCAGCTAATTTGTCCAGCTCGTCAAAAAAAGCAGTTGCTTTCTGAGTCCATGTATCTGCTATTGGTGGTGGGGCTATGGATGGCAATTCTAGTTGTGCAGTTTCATCCTTTCCTATTGAGTCTGGGATATCTCTAGCATCTTCTGTGCCAGTTTGCTTCATGTATTTTATTCTTATAGCCAACTGCTCATTTTGTTGTTTGTAACTGGCGAGAATGTCGCGCTGGTCTTTTGTTACAAATAAAGCTGCTGCGTGTTGGGCTTCCAATCCCGATACTAAGTTTTGCTGGATCCTTAGAGTGTTCTCCATAGAGGACAGATCTATTGTGTCGTTTCCGCCCATCAGATCTTTTATTTGCCCTATGCCAAAAATGATGCTAGCTATGAGAAATTTCAACTTGGTTCCGCCCAGCAAAGCTCCTATGATGCCCACTGATTGAACAAAAGTGGGGAGGCTCCGATAAGTGTCCCAAAGGTTAGATACTTGTGTTCTGATGAATCTGATGTACACACCTATGGAGTCAACAAAAGCCGCTGTGCCCAAAACAGCAGACCTAACAAAGTCAACTATAGACTGGCCTGCTTTTCTTGCATTTTCTGAAACTGATTTCTCATCACCGAATAGCGATTCGGACATGGAATTTATCAGCCCTTTGGCCAAATCAAACGGACCACTATTCATCAACTCATCTTGGAATAACGTCCAACTGCCTCTGAAATTAGACAAAGCACCATCCATTGTGTTCATCTGATCAGCCATAGCACCACCGAACTGGTTGTTGCCTATGTCCATCAGATAACCCTGAATGTCCTCAGCGTTCTTCTTAACAGTGGTGGTTATTCCCTGGAAGGTGAACTTAACGAAGTCGCCCTCTTGCTTGGACTTGATGCCAAACTCTTTCAGACGTTCGAATTCCATGGTGGCTGCATCGGCCACAGCTTCAATCATCTGATCAAGGTCTTTACCCATCGCAGAAGCTGTGTTGCCAAATGAGGTCATTGCTGCCTCACTAGGGTCCAAGCCAAACGCTTTCAGCTTGATAAAAGCAGAGGCCACTTGGTCGACTTCATAAGGGGTACGGGTTGTAAACTCAGTTAGCTGCTTAAAGGCTTTGTCAGCATTTTCTGCCGAGCCAGTAACTGTTTTGAGGCTTACTTTGAGCTTCTCCAAAGAAGAGGCTGTGGTGAGGAAACTTCTAACAACCAAGCCTCCACCTAAAGCGACCAAGGCACCTTGAAGTCCGAAGACTTTGTCCTTGATGCTCGAAGCTGTGCGTCCTATTCCTTTGATGGCAGTATTGGCACGACGAGCTCCTACAATAGCCTTTCTAGGGTCTACCACAATGCCTAAGATTGCCAGTCTATTTATCGCCATCTTCCTTCTTCCTATAGTAGGCTACCCAGCCGTTGAACTCTTCCACTGACATCTCTGCCAGCTGATGTATGGGAATGCGAAGCCGATCGCCCAAGGCATAGAGTCCCATCAACTCAGGGTCGGCTGCTAGTTTCCCTCCATCTCCTCAACTGAGGCAGAGGAGGTGATGCTAGTGACCACCCTAGTGATAACATCAGGATCTACCTTGTTCATCAAAGACACTTTGTCAGCAAGGTCAAACATTGGCTCGCCCTGTGCATCCTTAGCTTTCATGATCAAAGCCCGAATCAGGAACTCCAGATCATCGTCCTTAGCCACTTTTAAGAGCTTACGCTTCTCGTTCATGGTGAATGGGGAACAGTGGATTACTGTATCCCATTCAGGGACTTCAATCTGACGAATGCCCTTGGTGTCAAAATGGGCTACCGCATTGTCTAAGACGCCCATTAGACAGTATCCGTAACAACGGCACCTCGTGACTCCCAGCTAAAGCTGGTTTCAACCATTCCATCAAAAGTCGCACTGCGAGAAACGCTGGTTATGATTGCTGGGATAGTATAAAAGGTGCTTAAAGATGCCACACCCTCTGGATAAAGCACCATGCTCACCTCAGTGCCAGCAGTTAAGGCACCCTGTCCAGCAGTATCAGTTTCATCCCAAAATGCATTAATTGAACCAGATGCAGAGGTCAATGTTGCCTTCCGAGTTCGCGCTGCATCGCCCATAACAGTATCTTCAGTAGTATCCGCAGTCTCATCAAAAGACCAGTCCTTTACTTCTGCCACAGTGTTGGAGCCAACTTTTACTACACCTTCACTACCTTTATGATTCGCCATCTTTATTTACCTCTTTGGTTGGTTTGGCTTTTTTGCCAGTTTTGGGGGCAGTTTCTAACCAACCCTTGTTTTTCATGTTTTCCACTTGGGAAGCGTGGGCCAAAACTGGCTCGCCCCCCGCAGGCGGATAAAGTTTAGTGCTCATTTTATGTGTCCCTCCGGTAAGGAATGCTTACGTTTGTCTGATGCCATACATCAGATGTACCAACATTGGTAATAGATGCTACACCACAAACTACATCGTCAAAATTTTGATCGTCAAAGATTGCAGCGAGTGTATCGCAATAGCCTCTGGCAAGTGCAGTGCCTGTGTTTATTGGAGTGAATACTTGTATGGCAATAATTCCTAAATGCTGCTTTTTAGCTTGTATGACTCTGTAATCGGATGCACCATTAATTATTGAGAGGCGAATCCAAGCAGTGTTATTTGGCGTATCAAAATCAACATTTTCCCAATCAATCGTAGTGGTTGACCAGTTGTCACTTAGGCGCGCCTCAATACTTGCTCTTTCATCAGCCCAAGACATTTTTAATTCCCGCCTCTAATTCCAACATTGAAACATTCACCATTCCTCGTGGCGCTTGTTTGCTGCTGCCATCTTCCAATTCAAATATGTAGTCTAAATTGTTGGTTATGTATATTGCTTCTTCACCATCGCCCTTTGACAAAGAGGGTGGTGGTGAAGATTCTCCTGCTTCGATGGTGCTTAAATCTGGTTTCCCCGCGCCCACATTCCAATTAGCTCTTGCTCGGCCTGTGTCCACTGGAGTCTTACGAGTAACCCTTGCATATGCGTCTAGGGCGATCTTCCGAGTCACGAGCTCTAGCTCTAGCTCGGTGGCTTTCGCAAATTCTTTGATGTCTAGACTAAAGCTCATCCCATGCGCCTCACTATTAATCTATATGTGGAACCCGCTGGGTCAAATATGATCTGGGTGATTTTATGTACTGCACCACCCCTAGTAATAGTGTCAGAGCTGTCTGGCGTGACTGTAAGATCAGCACTAGCAAACAATACTGATAAAGCCCCAGTGTGCTCTGGTTCAATTTGTGTGCGATCGTCTAAGCCAGCAGCCCCAAAGGGCGCGACAACCGCCTTAATACTATAATCAGTGTCCGTTTTTGTAAGAACACCTGTTGCTGTATTATAAGATGCAGCAGCCTTAGCAGTGTAGGTTATGGTTTCAGCAATATCACCAGTGGCGACGATGGCTGATTGGACAGCTGATGCAATTGCAGCTCGCAAGCCCATGCTAAGTCCTTATCACAGCTACTGAGCCGAATTTAGCTCTAGCGTGAATTATGCCCCAGCCCCGCAACATTTCCTGAACTATGGAGGGCAATACATCGGCTGTGTCGGCCTTATCAAATGTTAAGGAAACTGAACCAACAGCTAAGTTAGTTATGCCCTTTCCCTGAGCTTCGCCAGTGGAGTCTGAGCTGATTAGGTTGCGAGCAAGCTCTGCTGTAGCATTTTGTATAGCTACAGGAATTTCAGTGGTCAGCACAGCGTAGCCATCAATATCGGTTGCAGAACCTCTGGGCCAACGCAATGATTGCTCATCTGTGTGCTTAGTGCCAATCCATGTGGTGCGCTCGTCTAACAAACGAGTTGCGGTCTTAAGACCCCGCTCTTTGTCATCTGTGCTCGCTGCTGTCCATGCAGAAGCGTATAAGTGGGTGCCGTGATAAGTATCAGCATCAGCCACAGTTGTGTAGCTGTCTGAGCTAGTACCGCCTATGGTTGCATCTAATGCCATGTTACTTGACCTCTACCCAATTGCCTTTTATGTAGCTGGCAACTTCGTCAGGATGAACATTTGCGATTTTTCCGTCTCGCTCCATCTTAACCATCTTAGGCTTTTTGGAAGATTTCTTTTCAGACATCTCAATCCCCTGCTAGGTTTAAAAATAGGCGGGTTTTTACACCCGCCAAGTACTACTACCCAAGGAGAAGAGCAATATTGTCTGGCTTCCAAGCCTTGACGCCCCAAGTGGCTGCCACTTCAATCATCTGCTTACGATAACCTTTGTAAACACGGATCTCAAAGATCAAACCGGAGTGAGGGTCTTGAACTAACATGGAATCAACAGCCGCATCGGAACCGCCGGGAACTGCAGGGGCTCGCATTGCTAATTCAATGGCTGATTGGTGGAACATCACGTTGGCGGCAAAGCTATTGCCAACAGTCATTGCCGCGTTGTCAGCTGCTGCTGAACGCAAACCGGGAGAACCGATAACCAAATCGCCACCAGACAGAGCTGTGTTGACAACATACTTGTTGGTATCGCCTGCAAAGGTAACAACATCACCCGCCAATACAGTGCCTGTGCCGCCATCTACTGTTAAAGTAGTCTGATTGGCTGCTTCTGCGCCATTGATCAAGTAGCTTGCGCCACTGCCTTTGGTGTGAGAAGCAACTTGGCCAGATTCGCGGAGCATAGCACCTTGAAGGTCTAGTAAAGTGCCCTGACGCAACAACGATGTGCTGCCTGCTTCGTTGGCTTTCTGTAATTGAGCCAAGTTGCGCAACAATGTGCCAGCTGAAGTATTCATTACAACACTTATGCGGCCGTCGTTAGTTGTGCCACCATTGTCAACGATGATTTGACGAGCTTCCGCTACCAAGTCAAAGTTTGAAGCGAATGGAGTAGTGCCAGCTGTACCAACAGCACGAGATGCACCCTGATAAGCAGCAGTGGCCAAGTCTGTTTCAACTTCATTAGTCAATGTGCGCATTGCCTGAGCTAGTTGATCACCATACACAGTTTCAAAACCTGCGCCATTGGCAACATGCTTCATATCTTCGCCAGTCCATGGGATTTGAACAGAACGAGCTTTGTTGATAGTCATGGTCTTGTTATCAACAGTTTGATCAGTTCCTTCTGGAATGGTCATTGACTCGCTGATATCGCCTGCAGTTGCAGAGCGAGTAAAGTGTGAACGTACAACACCATCTTTGGCAACTCGCTCGGAGCTGTCAGAGTTAATGGTAGATGCTGGGATGAAGCCAACCAATTCACGGCCGACAGTGTCGGCTGCTTTGTAGATGTCGGCTGCTAAATCGGTTAGGACGTTAGCCATTGGGAAATTCCTCAAAAAGTTTAAGTAATGAGGACAGTAGCGCCCTCAATATTTTTAATCTAGACTCCACTGGAATCTATAAAGGGTCAGTAACTCCGCTACTGTTACTGACATTATAACACGAAAAGACATGCCTAGTCAACCACTTTGCCGCCTTTTTTGGCAAAGTTTGATCGAGAGTATTGGTCCATAGAGTCAAATTCGGCTCTAGTTGCGGTGTTTCCTCCACTGCCTCCTCGGTTATCGTGGTTCCCACCTGCTCCCCTTGAGGGGGTGAATAGGTGGGGTGCTGAACCCGTAAGACCTTTTACCCACTGGTCCACGGACATCGGGTCCGAAGACCCAGATCCATAAATTATATCTCCATTGGCATCGAATGGAGTAGCCTGACCATTTTTCAATTTAAAAACCGTCTTGGCTCTGAGAATGACATCATCCATAGCTGTCGCGGCCACGCCTTGCTTGGTCGCACTATCGCGGACAGAGGCATCTATCATCAAACCCTCAAGCTGGCGTTTGTGAGTTTCATTTTCACCCACGATTTTTTCCATTTCGCCATTATGGGCATCACGCATTCTCTTTGTGCGCTCTTCCAACAACTCTTCAATTTTGCCCTCATTTATGAGCTTCTTGTCTTTGTTGTCTGTTTGGGCTTTTACCAAAGCAGCATATTGGTCCACGTCCACGCCCTTATATTTGACCTTCATGGTCTCAATATCCTTAAGCAATTTGACGTTGTTGGAGCGAAAATCGTCCAGTTTTGATTTGTCAACCATGCCGTCCACATCTAGGTGATATGCACCATCTTTTTCAACATAAGCTGAACGAAGTGCCTCAGGCACACTATCTATTTCTGTCACTGTAGCTTGTAAAGCCATTTTGAACCTCCGGTTCTCTAGTTTTGCCCCACTGGGGCTTTAAATATCGTCTAACACGAGGACAGCATCATATTTGGCCATGCCACCTTGTTTGTCTATCTTGGTTATCATGAGTTTGTACCCACGGGGAAGTAATATCTCCGCCTCGTGCGCAAAAGTGGACAGCCCGGCTATGGGGCCCACTTTAGCCCCGGTGGGGATGGTGATGTTATATGAGACGTTACCAAATCCTATGTCAACTATCCTAGTAGTTGTGGAGCCATAAGCGTCATCAGTCACAATGTCACCCACTTTGTGTCCCAAGTCCTTATGTCTGCTCCTGTACACTTTAAAGGGAGCAATGGTTGGGGGCCTGGCATCTATGAAATCGTCTATGTGGCCAACGTAGAGTTTGATTTGGGGTTGGTCAATAATGGGAACTACTTTCCCTCGTAAGTGTTTATTGATAATATTGAATGCTGTAGAAGTGTACTTATTGACGGAGTTGAAAATGTCCTCTCCTACAGCATCCCTTCTGAGCGGCATCTTGCCCGTGACTTCTCGCACTAATCGGGTATGATCATCTACGCCCTCCGTTCCCGCCGAATTCAAAATCTCGACTTTGGCGGGTTTGGCGGGTTTGGCTGGCTTGGGTATTTCACCATACTTCAATTTAAGCTGGGCCACAGTGAGGGGGTTGCCCATTGCGTTGGTCAAATCCTTAAACCCAATTTTCTTGGCTTTCCATAATTCAAATTTGCCCGGGCCCAAAACTTCTTTTTGAAATTCTTGGCCCTTGGATTCTAGCCAGTCTTCGTAGCTGATCTTAGAGCTCACTTGCCCGTCCATGCTAGACCGGGTAGAAGCTGGTATTTCATCAAATTTGCGCTTAGAACCAAGCTCTTCCCAAGATTTTAGTACCGGGACTTGGGTGGAGCGGCAGTTCCAATGGGCCGTGGGGCCGGGAAATGTCTGCCTGTTGGGGGCCTGCGGTTTATGCTCCGGAACGGTCCATTTTTTGCCATCTAATCCTTGACAGGTTGAGCTGGTGCGAGAGTCTAGGGTAGACACCCATTCAATATACTTTACAATATCATGGTTGGCGTTATACGTTCGCATCCTAGCTTCGTTGGCCACCACCTGCACTGAGGTTCTGACTAGAGCTTCCGCCTTGTTTCTGGCTGTCTGCATCAGGCCGTCTTTATATCGCAGGGCTTCCGTACCAGCCACCAACTTCACAATATTACTGGTGGTTTCGCCCGATAGCATGGATTGTCGTATAATATTCTTAAACCCACTCTGGAGAGAGGTTGCTTGACTAGACCACCACTCTCGGCTGGGGGCACCTTGAATAAGGGTGTTTGAGGCAATGGCCCCCAACGTCTGGTCAGACATCCCAACACTGAGGACTTTTGCCTTGATAGACCCGTTTATTGCCCCCACTGCTTGAGTTTCGGCAATCCCAGCCACGCTGGACATATTCGTGGCTTCTTTAGCATCTATTTTGGCGTAGGCTTCTTTTATTGTCTTTTTTGTTTGTACTAATAAAGTCTGCATTCGCTTGCGCTGAAGAGGCACATTGTTTGCTTCCAGACCCGCATTTTTGAGCTTCTTGACGAGGTCTTTTTCCAAAATTTTCAACTGTTTAATGACATCCACCCGCAGAGACGCCTCCAGCCGAGTTAAATCGACTGAGTGCCCCGTTATGGCATCAAGTATTTTGTCGTTGACAGTTGTCATGACTAAACCTCGTCTGGTAGTCCTGTTTGAACGTCTATGCGGTCTCTCTCTTCCTCAATGCTAACATCAGGGGGAATAATCTCACCCCGTTTCATATTATATAATAAAGACTCGTGGCTTATTGCACCAGACTGCCACAACCCCATCAATGATGTCATCTCGTCAGAACCTATCACACTATTTGCAAAATCAGTGTTGAGAGTAATTTGCATTTCGGCTGAGCCAGCCCATTCTGCCATCAGGGCCAGAGATTTGTTTAGTCCTTCCTCAACGGATTTTACCGCTCGCATAAGGACGGATGTCTCGGAATTTTGACGAAGCTTCACGGTTTCGGTTGCCTCGACGCCATTCTTTTGGCCCTCCAGAAGCTGCGCCCCCAGACTGGCCATCATAGACCGCTTTTGTTCCATTGCTGTGTCTAGGGCGGCCAAACCATTTCCGCTAAACTCTAAATACCCGGCCCTAGATGACGAGTCAGGCAGGACCCAAGCCGACTCTGCGCCAATGGACAACTCGGAATCTACATCTACCCCGGTTACATAAGGAGTTGGCAGGGCCGTGAAATGACGGCCATGTTCTAAATCTGCAGACGTTCGATAGTGGGATAGGTTCATGTCTGCTAGGTTCAGTAAAGGTGGCGATTTGGGGTTCATGTGAGATCCGTCAACGCTTATGGGGACAAAGGGTATCTCTTCCAAACTTCTGCCCCGGTTGCTGGGGATTATTTCATCATAAACGGCCCACTTGCCTTTAATTTCGCGCCAAATCCTAACTATGTATGTGTTTTCCTCAATCAATAACTCCCGATATTGGGTCTCGTATGTTGAATCATACATATCATCGGGGTTAATTTCCCGATACTGCTCCATTAGAACATTTCGGTCATCTAGCCAGTTGGTCATTTGCTCAGTCGGATATCCCACTAGATAGGGCCTAGACCCGTCATGCTCGACCAACACACCCTGACGACCAGTCAGTAACTGCTCAATAAGCATGTAATATATGAAATCAGAGAGGCCCATGCCTGTGGTGGTTATGTTATCTTCCCATTCTTCTGGGACACCCTCAATAATAGGGTCAATTCGCATCACTGCCCCGGCCAAACCGTGAACGGTTCTTTTAACAGTGTTATAAAAATTGGCTCGCTTCATATATGCTGCATACGAAGAATCGCTCTGCTTAGATAACTTGGGCAGGTATTCGGTTTTTTTATCCTTGACAGCATCTTCGCCATCATATGTGTCCCGGCATCTGGCCCACTGAACTTCTTTTTCTTTGTAACGAGGGTGTTTGCTTTCTATGCTCATTTTAAATTCCCACCACTTTGGCTATTTGAGGTTTTCTATTTACCACAGGATATTTCCTATGGATAAAGTACCCGCCAGAATCTGGCAAGTGGTCGTGACCGGAACTTTTGTCCGGGTCTCCGTTATCTGTGTATGTCTGCTGTTCCAAGCACAACGCGTATTCCGGGCATAGCTCAACGTTGACCAGATATTTGCCAGTTACGAACGCGCTGTTCATGGAAATCACCCGGTCCCGCACAAAAGGGTTGGCTTTGGGCGCGTCTACTTTGAAATTTGCTTGCTTCAATAGAGAAATATCTGATTCGCTGGCGTTGTTTGATTTGCGACTATTGCCACTGGCGTCCGGGTAAACGACTATAGAGGACCCCGGGTATCTCTCTTTGATAGTTCTGATCATGGCCGGGGTGTCTAGGACTTTGGTTATCTCATTTACCGCCAAGGCTTGGCCAGCCCGTATAACGTGGACGACTGCAGACATATTGCCCACGTTAAAGTCCATACCAATATGTACTGGTTCGCCAGAGGTTCGGTCCCACTCAGCCGGGGTGTGATGTTCAACCCGGTCAAACGAATCATAGACTGAACCTGTAGTCAGGTTGACGAATTTGCCTTCAATGTACGCCTCCACCAAGTTTGGCGGGTAACTGTCCATCAAGCCTTTGATGTAGTCATCAGGCAAGAATGGGTTGGCGCGGGTCGATACTCGGATATAATTATAATCCGGGCCCGGGTTCTTTTCCCATCGATCATAGGCAAAATTGAATCCTTCCGGGGTCGTGTATGCCGAGACTTGGTTGGTCAAGCCTTCTGCCTTAAAACGGTTACGGGCTATGATCTTCTGCCACACTGCTTCTGCGTGTTTGTGCCTTAAAGTGTCTATTTCGTCCACATGACTTCTGAAGGATTCATAGCCCACGATACGAGCCGGGTTGTCCAAAGTCCTTAATATGAATTGACCATACTTTTTGGTATAGATGATATTTTCGGACTTATTATAAGTGTATTGAATCTTATATTCGTCAAGCTTCTCCTCCAGCCGTGGGGCTAAGATAAGCCGAACAAGGTCATACGTGGGCTCGTAACAGGCAACAGGACCTTGGGGGCATAGGAGTTTGTCAGCAATGGCCCTTTGAACCAACACTTCAGTTTTGCCCGAACCAAACCCACCTATGAAGGCGGGATATTTGCAAGCAAGGTTGTGGAAATCTAGCTGGGGGCTAGTTACCGTAAAATCGAGGTTCACGGGTTTTTAGCCTCAACAACATGGAACGTGATGTTGTTAACTGGAGTGTCTTGGTCGTCCGAATATTCTTCGATAAACTTGGACATTTCGCTCAATACACCTTTCATATTGGCCGCATCAAACTTCCGGGCGATAACCTGCTCACCTTCTTTATTTGCACCCAGTGGAACGGCAACTTCACCCATCAACATGGGCATTAAATTCATGTATTGAACCATGACGTATTCTTTGGTTATATATCCAACTGTGGCTTGGTGTTGTTGTTCGGCATTTATAAAAGCTGCAGTAAGGGGGTGTCGCAACATTTTGAGACCTTGGGAGGGGTCTTGTCCAGCTTCAACAGCTGCGCTGCGATGGTCATAAGTGACTAAAAACGAATACGCAAAGGCTTTTTGGACAGCAGTTAAGTCATCCCAGCCGTTGGCTTGGTTGCGTTTGATGAGTTCTGGGTCTGTCATTCTACCTTCTGGTTATGAGCGGAATAAGCCAAGGGGCATTTAACTGCAAATCTTTAATGAGAGCACAATGGACCCGCTGGGCTATGGCTACAGGCGTGTTAAGTAGTTCTCTTTCTAGCCTCAATTCTCTCGCCTTTAACGAAGCTTGCGACTTGAGGTCGTATTCAGTTAAAGTCATCATGATCACATTATAACACGAGAGGCGGTTCTTCTGCAACTGTTCTGCCATATGGGGGGCAAAAAGGCACACGGTCCCATTTCCTGGGCCGCATGGTGGACCACCCACAGGCCGCGAAGGACGGGGCCTCTAGCCAAGTGGGGCCTCTCCCGGTCCGGGGGCCAGACTACTCCCGATATCGCTACAAAAAAATGCGGCGATTACGGTGGGGGGAGGGGGGGTATATTTTAAAAAAAAAAAAAAAAAAAG